TTGGGATGAACCACCAACACTAGATAAAATGACAGGCCATGCAGGATGTTTGCCGAATTGCCGATGCTATTGCGAACCAGTCATACCAGATGATTATTAACCACCTTTTTGGTGGTTTTTTAATGCCTAAAGAAAGGTAAAACCATGTTTAAAATCAAACCAAAATCTAAAGCTACTGTAGATCGCTCAAACTTTTACACGACTGGTCAGATTGGACGTACACGGGAAACCACCCCTGAAGGTTATTTACTTTGCCGTGATGTTCCAATTGCGCGTATAGGAAAGCTGATGTATGGCGATGGTGAGATACCAGTCACAGCGGATAAGTCAGGCTTGATTATTATTGAGCGTGATGAGGATGTACTTTTTGATCCACGTACTATTGCAAGCTTTGAGGGAAAGCCTGTAACTGATGACCATCCTAATGATTGGGTTAATCCTGAGAACTGGAAAGATTTATCTAAAGGCTCTGCGAACAATGTTCGTCGTGGAGATGATATTGATTCTGATTGTTTGGTTGCAGATCTACTTATTACCGATAAAGAAACTATTGATGCGGTAATGGCTGGAAAGGTTGAAATCTCGTTAGGTTACGATGCTGATTATACTGAAATTAGTGTCGGTAAAGGGTTTCAAACTAATATTTTTGGAAATCACATTGCCTTGGTTCCTAAAGGGCGATGTGGGTCACGTTGTAAAATTGGAGATAGCTTTATGGCTAAGAAGAAAATTAGTTTTGCTGATCGTATCCGCAATCTAGTTAAAACAAAGGATGCTGACGAGGCTGAGAAATTAGCCAAAGCAGTTGAAGATGAGGCGCCTGATATAAAAACTGAGGATGAAGATCCTGAGGATGAATCTGGTACACAAACTGGTGATGCTGCTGTCAATCGTGAAATTCTTAAAACTCTTAAAACAATGGATGCGCGTCTAGTTGCTTTGGAGAAGAAAAAAACCAAAGATTCAGAATCAGAAGAAACCGAAGATGATGACGATGAAGAAGCCGAAACCAAAGATGATATTTTAAAAGCTGAAGAAGCAGCTAAATTATCAGAACAAGGTGTTCAAAATCATACTGGTGACTCGTTAAAACAAGTATTGTCACGCGCTGAAATTTTGGTACCAGGCATTAAGCTGCCCACTATGGATAGTGCGAACAATGGAAAGGCTGTATTGAATGCAAAACGATCAGCTTTAAAACAAGCCTATGCAACCACAGATGGCCAAAAAGCCATTTCCCCATTTATTGGTGGCAATACAGATTTTGATGCAATGTCAGTTGCAACGATTGATGCTGCATTCATTGGTGCATCTGAGTTATTGAAACAGCAAAATAATTTAGCTGGTGTTCGTTCAGGTATTTCTACCCGTGACTTTGGTCGAGCGCCAGCATCACCTGCAGATATTAACGCCCGTAACCGTGAATTTTGGAATAAAGGAAAATAAGCATGAGTAATGCAATTTTATATCGTATGCCGTCAGGCATTCCGGGTGATGTGAGCCGAAAATCACATTCAACAATTGAAGCGCATCTTGCGGTCGGTAGTTTTGGTGCGTTCGGTGTATTTGGAAAATTAACGGCAGATGGAATTGTCCCATTAACCGCTGCAGATACTGACGTATACGGCTTAATTGTTCGCTCATACCCAACACAATCATCTTTAAACGGCATGGGTGCTGCAATTCCCCAATCAGGAATTATCCAAGATGTATTGCGCCGTGGTTATATGACCGTTCGTTGTAATGCAGGTAATGCCAAAAAAGCAGGTACAGTATTTGTTCGTGTTGCTGCTGGTACCGAACTTAAGCCTGTAGGCGGTATTGAAGCAGTTGCGGATGCCACAAATACTATTGAATTAAAAAATGCCATGTTCATGCACGATGCTGATGCGCAAGGCAATGTAGAAATCTCATTTAATATCTGAAGTTTAGTTGATGTAAAACAGGACGCTATAAGCGTCTATTTTTATGTCTGGAGAAAATAAAAATATGAGTAAATTACTCTTAGCCACTACCATGGCGCAGGCAGTAGCAATGGGCAATCCTATTCGTGCACGTACACGTGACAATGGTATGGGAATGCGCACCTTTGATGCTCAAACAGTGGACAGCACTGGTGCTTTCTTACTGGGAGAATTAGAGCGTCTCGATCAAACCATGCACGATCCATTGGTGAGCGTAACATGGGGGCGTGATGTTGACTTGCGCTCTGATGTATCGATTGCTGATGAAACCTCATCATTTACCAACTCTACTTTTGCAGCTGCAGGTGGTGCTTCACCGAATGGTAAATCATGGGTAGGTAAGAATACAGATGCAATTGCAGGCATTGCATTGGATATTGGTAAGACTGCACAACCATTGACTTTATGGGCGATGCAGGTTGGTTGGACTATTCCTGAACTTGAATCGGCACGAGCAGTAGGCCGTCCTGTAGATTCTCAAAAATTATCAGGATTACAGCTTAAGCATCAAATGGATATTGACGAGCAAGTCTATATCGGTGATGAAATGATTGGCGTAGAAGGTTTACTTAACTCTTCAAAAGTGGGTGCTACCAACGTCAACAAAAGCTGGAAAACCTCAACGCCACAGGAAATCTTGGATGATGTAAACCTCATCTTAAATAACGCTTGGTTAGCATCTGGTTTTGCAGTATGCCCTGATAAGTTATTGTTACCGCCTAATCAGTTCAGTTTACTAACATCTCGAATTGTGAGTGATGCTGGTAATATCTCGATCCTTGAATTCTTAAAGCTAAATAGCTTGTCGAATAACGTTAACGGCCGACCTTTAGACATTCAACCATCAAAGTGGTGTGTTAAGCGTGGAGTGGGTGGTACAGATCGTATGATGACTTATACGCAATCTGAAAACCGTGTACGTTTCCCACTGGTACCATTACAACGTACACCGATTGAATATCGTGATTTACATCAATTGACCACTTATTTTGGTCGTTTGGGTGCTGTTGAGTGGGTCTACCCTGAAACTGCTTACTATGCTGATGGGCTATAAGGAGTCACTATGTCAAAGTTAGTTCAAATCCTTTTGTCAAAGCAGCTCACTGTAAACCTTGGTCGTGATGACCAAGGGGAAGCAAAAACTATAGTACTGCAACCCGGCTTGCAAGAAGTTGAGCAAGATATTGCAGAACATTGGTTTGTTAAGGCACATGCGCAGGCAATCACTCCGAGTGATGCACTATCAGGGGAACTTCAGGTTGCACTTGATGCTGCAAATGCTGCAATTGAATCATTAACAACCCAATCCGAAGCGGCAACAGACCAAATCAATCAACTTACCAACGACTTAAAAAATCGTGACAAAGAAGTTGCTGATTTAAAGATCCAGTTAGCTAAGGCGCAACAAACCCAATCCGAAGCGGCAAAACCTGCCGATTCACCTGCAGACACTGAGACTAAAACAAAAGGTAAATAATCATGATTACTGAATCATCCTTTCGTGAATCTATGCCGATGTTTGCCGATGTGAATGAATATCCATCCTTTCAGTTCAATTTCTACTTGAACCTTGGAAAAAAGCTATTGCCTGTTTCACGTTGGGGTGATCCTAATGATCCTGATGGTTTGATTGATTATGGTCTGACTCTTTTTATCGCTCACTATCTCACGCTTTACAAGCGTGGGATGGATGCTTCAAGTATTGGCGGTGATGCAGGAAAAGTCATAGGCAATGAAACGTCCAAATCAGTAGATAGTGTATCTAAATCAATGGATGTATCAGGTGTTTTAATCACAGATGCAGGGCATTGGAATATGACGACCTTTGGTATTCAGTTCTATGAGCTCATGATGATGGCTGGTGCAGGTGGTATTCAACTATGAGTGTAACTTCAACAGGAAACGGATTGCTCGATATTCTCAATGCTGTATCTGAGTTATCGAAAACAGATGTTTTGGTGGGTGTACCACATGGTGAGGCCAGAACAGATGGAGACGGTATGACCAATGCCGCTATTGGTTATCTACTTGAAACTGGTTCCCCAGCTATGAACTTACCCCCACGACCGCATTTAGTACCTGGTATTGAAGAGGTTCAAGATGTTATCGCAGAAAAGTTAACTTGGGCTGTTGATGCTGCATTAACTGGTAACACCAAGCGCATGTATTTCTATCTTGAATCTGCGGGCATGAAAGCCACCATGAATGTTAAACGATTTATTAATGCGGGTGATTTTGCCCCATTAGCGCCGTTGACAATCAAAGGCCGTAAAGCACGAGGGCGAAAGTCTGAAAAGCCATTAGTTGATACAGCTCAATACCGTAATTCACATACTTATGTTGTGATGCGTGGTGAGGAGGAAATTAAACGTGCCTAATCTTGATGTATCAGACGTTCTTCAAGATCCTGACTTTATGACGAAGGACCTTATTTGTAAGCGGATCGAGGTCGACGTTGGTAAGAATGGGCGACCGATTAAAACTGAAAACAGCTTTAAATTTAGTGGCGTGGTGACAACCAATAGCGGTCAAAATATGGATCGCCGTGAGGATGGAACTTTAATCAAAGGCGCAATCAATATTCACACCAAAACACCATTAATTGCAGGTAGTAAAGATCATCAAGCAGACGAGATTACATGGAAAGGCAAAGCTTACTATGTTGTCCAAGTATTTGATAATTTGCATTATGGGCGTGGATTCAATAAAGCAATCTGTGACTTAAAACCTTTGGGGTAATCATGGGTGACTCTGCAACAGGTGGTTATATTCCACCAAGCGGAAGTACAGCCTATGACCAAGAATTAGAAGATATTTTTCAAGCTTTCATTGTGGGGATTACATCACTACAAGGTCAGTTCGTTCGTCCTCGATGGCAAGAAGATCCACCACCTATGCCCGCCGTTGGCGTGGATTGGTGTGGTTTTGCAGTAAAGGCGCTCACCTCAGATGATGGTCCTATGTTTGAACAGCATGACGAGGATATGGATTCTATACGCCACGAAACATTAAAGCTGTTTTTATCCTTTTATGGCCAACGTGGTCAGGTATTTGCAAATATCTTTAAAGATGGTCTAGGCATTCCGCAAAACATCGCTCAATTACGCGAGTACAAAATCAAATATGTTGGGTGCGATGAAATTATCACCGCCCCTGACTTCCTAAATCAACAATATGTGCATCGTTATGACTTGGTCGCTACTTTTAGACGTAAGACCAAACGGACGTATGCAGTCAAAACATTCAAAAGTTTTCAAATTAAAACTCATCGAAATTAGGAGTCTTAAATGACATTACCTGTTTCTAATGTCGTCAATGTCAGCATTAGTCTTGCTGCATTAGCGGCAGGGCCTCGTTCGTTTGGCTCTTTACTGATTCTAGGTTCAACCAGTGGTGTGGTCGATAATATTGAGCGTATTCGCCAATATTCGAGCATCAAAGAGGTTGGCCAAGACTATGGCGTTGATGATCCAGAATATAAAGCGGCATTAACGTATTTTGGACAATCACCAAAGCCACGAACTTTATATATTGGCTATTGGCACAAAGATGGCCAAACACCTGAAACCATTCAAGCCGCTGTTACAGCATGTTTGGATTCACTTAAATGGTACGGTTTGGTTGTAGCTTCAGATCTTACAGATGAACAGGTCTTATCTGTTGCCACATTGATTGAGGCGGCTGATCCTGTACGCGTATTTGGTTATACGACTCAGGTAGATGATTCAACAAGCGCAACAAGCAAAACCGATATTGCTTATAAATTATCCAATGCAAAGTACCGCCGTACCTTCTGTATTTTTTCCAGCACCAATGCTTATGCTGCAGCTTCAGTTTTTGGTCGTGCATTTAGCGTGAATTTTAACGGTACTAATACCACTATCACCCTTAAGTTTAAGCAATTGCCAGGCATTCCACCTGAAGATTTAAAAATCTCAGAAGCGAATGCATTGACTGCTAAGAACTGTAATGTTTTTGCAGGTTATGACAATGACACAGCCATTCTACAAGAGGGTGTGATGTGTGATGGAACGTTCATTGATGAAATCCACGGATTAGACTGGCTTCAAAATCATTTAGAAAATTCGCTATGGAATCTGTACTACACCAACACAACCAAAATTCCCCAAACTGCTGCAGGCGTAAATCGTCAGTGTGGCGTACTTGAGCGCGCATGCGAACAGGGAATGAATAATGGTTTGATGGGTGAGGGGCAATGGAATGGTGATAGCTTCGGCGCTTTAAACACTGGAGATTATCTGCCTAAGGGCTTTTATGTTTATGCAAATAGCCTAGATGATCAAGCTCAGTCGGAACGTGAAGCACGTAAAGCCCCAGTATTTCAAATCGCGGCGAAGTTGGCGGGTGCAACACACTTTGCCGATGTTCTAGTCGCAGTCAATCGATAAGGAGTCATTATGAGTACATATAGCTTTATGGATACCCAATGCTCTTTAACGAGCGCTGACGGTGTCATCGATCTTGGCTATGGCGCAGGTATTGCCGAGGAAGGTATTACCTTTGCAATGGCTGGTGATAAAAACACCATGACGATTGGTGCAGATGGTGATGGTATGCATTCCTTACATGCTGATAACTCAGGTCAGGTCACGATTCGACTACTTAAAACATCGTCAGCAAATGCCAAGCTGATGAACATTTATAACGCTCAGAAAGGCGTTACACGTAAATGGGGTAAAAATACCATTACCTTGAACCATTCAGGCTCAGGCGATAACCACACTGCGTCCAAATGTGCATTTAAAAAAATCCCTGATTATACCAATGCAAAGACAGGGGCAATGGTTGAGTGGGTTTTTGATTCAATCAAAGTCGATATGAAATACGGTACTTACGAATAAGGTTTAAATATCAATGAATGAACTCATCACAATTGGTGAGCATGATTACACGATCGGGCGCTTAAATGCGCTCGATCAATTTCATGTATCACGAAAAATCGCCCCCATCGTTCCTACACTTATGCCGATTATTACCGAAGTAGCTAAAGGTGATTTATCTAAAGCTATTGAATCAATTGAACTTGGTGATAATAACGAGCTTGGAAGTCTTGAGCCATTAGCGCAGGCATTAGAGCCATTTATGGAAGCTTTTGCAAAGATGCCAGAGGATGATGTTAATTACGTCATTCATAAATGCTTGTCTGTTGTTAAGCGTGGTTCATCGATCGTTTGTCGAGGTCAAACAATCATGTTTGATGATCTTGATATGGGGCAGATTCTTCCGCTTGTTGTTGCAGTGATTCGTGTCAGTTTAGGAAATTTTATTCAAGGACTGCTTACGAAGGCATCAGCCATTCAGACGCAGTCCACATAGACTTTAAAAACCTCCCGAACCAAGAAGATTGGCTTTTGCGACCAGTAATAAAGGGCATGTGCAAGTTTGAATCTTTAAAAAATGGCAAGGTCGATTTGGCTGACATTGCATTGATGAATGATGCGCTGGATGTGGTTGCTGATAATGAATATTTGATCAGTAAATCACGTGAAAAAGAAAAGTAAATAATTAGGTGGTTTCATGGCTGGAGAAGGTGTAATTCGCAACTTCATGGTTGCATTAGGTTTTAAAACTGATAATACCGGTTTAGGTCAAATGCAAGATGCTATGGGGCGTGTAGAGCTTAAGTCTGTAGCGTTAAAAACCGCTTTAATGGCTTTGGCTACTGGTGCATTAATTGCGGTGCGTCAAACTGCAAGTGAGCTAGATAAGCTTTATTTTTCTTCTCAGCGCATAGGTGCAAGTGCAACTAATATCACCGCATTTGGTAATGCTATTAGCCAAATGGGTGGTAATGCCGAAAGCGCCATTGGCACATTAGAATCGTTAGCTGAAAAAATGCGTAATTCTCCCGGTTACGAGGGAATGATTAACAGCCTTGGCGTGAATACCAAACAAGCCAATAGTGAGATGCGTGATCGTGTCGATGTAATGAAAGATTTAAGTGGTGTGCTAGCTCAAATGCCAGCATATCAAGCGAATGCTTATGCCAATTCATTAGGTATTGATCAAAATACCTTATTGGCCATGCGTGATGGTAAATTTGTATCGAACATGGAGAAATACCAAAAGATACAAGAACAGCTTGGCATGAATGATGATTTGACTAAATCAGGCAATGATTTCATGACTGAATACCGTGACTTGACCATGGTAACCAAGACAGGCTTTCAAGTCATTGTGATGCAAGCGGGTAAGGCATTAATACCAATTCTGCGATTACTTAATCAATTAATCCAAGCAGGGATTTCAGCATTTAGCCAATTGAATCCTGAAATTAAGCAGATGCTAGGTGTTGGTTTACGCTTTGGCATGTTGGCCTTAGTTTTTGGTGGGTTCATCAAAACGTTTGGGATGATCTTTAAATTTATACCAATGATCAAAAGCTTTATTGGCGTATTAAAATTATTCCGTTTAGCTTTCCTTGCATCTCCCATAGGTATCATTTTAGCTTTAGCTGCAGCATTGGCCTTACTTTATGATGACTATAAAACATGGCGTGATGGAGGCAAGTCTTTATTTGATTGGTCTAAATGGACAAACGGCATTGATACCATTATCAATAAAATCAAAGACTTTTTAGATTTACTCGATAAAATTAAAGATAAAGTTATTAACTTTGTTCAAAAGATTATTTCAGATCCTGTCAGTGCTGTTCAGGAAGTTGTCGAAACCACGAAAGATGTATTATCTAATGTTGGCAATGAGCTGGCCAATCCAACTCCAGATGAAAATGGGGAGGTTTCTGCCCCACGTGATGCTATTGCTAATGGGATGGATGCTGGCTTTGGGTTGGTTGATAAAGGGTTGGCTTTCTTTGGTGATAAAGATGCCCAAACTCGGGTAGATCAGCGTGAACGTGGTGAAATCGGCTATCAATCACAACCAAAGATCGAAACGCCTAAGAATGCTAAAGACTTAGCTAAATTTGCCGAAAATGCACAACAACCAAATAAACCTCAGAATATAAAGCCTAATAGTTCTGAAGCTTCACAACCTAACAACGCCCACACAATTAAATCCGCTTATATTGAACAACCATTGAATAAAGATAAATCATCTTTTATTGATGGCTTACAAGGCAATATTCAAAAAGGAATTAATGCTGTAGTGGGTGTGGCCACTTTGGCGCAGAATGTGGTTAAGGAGAGTGTGGGTAAAAATGATGCTGAAGTCGGTAATCCAAGGATTGGCAAAGATAAAGCAAATAACAGGTTAGCTGTTTACAACTCTTTCATTAATGCTGGGTATTCAAAGAATCAAGCACTAGCTTTAACTGCTGAGGTAGGGCGTGAGAATGAATATAATTTGGATACTATGTTTGGAACACATAAAGATCTTGGTAATGCCAAGACAAACTTAGGCTTCTTTAGTTGGCAAGGATCAAGAAAAAAAGCTTTAGTAGAATATCTTAAAACCAAAGGGCAGATTGACGCAAAAGGGGAAATTAAACGAGATCAGAAATCTCTTAATGCTATGGCTGAATTTTCAAAATATGAGATTGAAAATAAATCATCATACAAAAAAACTAAGGAGAAATTTTTAAAGGATAAGGATATTAATCCTGAGAATGCAGCACCAATACTTGGTAAAAATTATATTGTTTGGGCTTATGGGCAGGATTATGTGAATAAAGGTACCACTAAGTTTGATTGGAAGGCGCACGATCAAAGGCGTAGAAAAAATTTGAACGCCCTACAAAAGCAAGTTCAATTATCAACAATTGATTCAGGTGGGGTAAAGCCAAATATTCCTGTAATTAAAACCCTTTCTCCGCCATTGGTTAATCCTAATAAGGGGCAAATTAATCAATCCAATGCGAACTCAAAAGTATCTCAAGTTACTATTCACCAAGAGTACAAAACTGAAATGACTATTAATGGTGCAAGAGATCCACAGGCATCGGCACAGGCGGTAAAACAAAGCCAAGAAAATGCAAATATATTCTTGGCTAGAAATGCTGTGAATCCAGTTAAATAAGAGATTTTATTTGTTTATCAATTGATGAGCAAAGAGATTTTTGCTCTATTCCTGGCAGGCTTTCAATTTCTTGGAAAGCACTATCTACTTGCTCGTCACTAGGGTCAATTTGCTCACTTGAAACTTTGCATTTATTCTGATCAAGTAGGAATAGAGTATTTAGTTTTTGTGCATAAGTTGAATTTTCATCTTTTCCACAAAAACTTCCAGCAGCAAATAAGCGAGCATATCTTGATTGAAGATCCAAAGTATTGCAAGAGAGCTTAGGTTTTGGTAAATCCGCCCAAGCCCCGCCACTTATAAGCATTGTTAGAAGGAGTAGTTTTTTCATTTAAAAAAGTTCCTTGATTTTTATCAATTAAGCATCAATTTATAGATTTATAGTCAAGAGGTGAGTAATATGCAACTTTATTTAAAACTAAATAATGAGGCTTGTGAGAGCTTTATGGACTATATTAAACAAATTTTCCAGCATGCGGAATCATATGGATCAAAATCTTCAATATTAAGCATTTTGCTTTGGATTATTTTTGGAGTTATTGGTCCTATGATTTTATCATCAATATTTGCTCCTATCTGGGTATCAATACTACTGGCGGCTATACTTGTTGCATTTCTAGGGATATTTGCATATACGTATCTTCGTTGCCTTCACACTGGGGACACAGATTCTCTTAGAAGTGAAAAGTTTGTTATATCTAAGATGGCAATAGCAAAACAGATCACAAGTGATAGTGATACTGGAGTGCAAAAGATTCCCCAAAATATGTCAAAGAATAGTAATGTTATCGAATTGGTACAGGATGACGTTAATGAAGCGTAGATATGTAGTTTGTTTTGATACTCTGGACAATGAGAAAAGTAAAGAAATCACTTCAGCCATCAAGGAAAAAGGTCTTGGGTGGTGGCATTGGATTGATAATTTATGGTTTATTACAGATTCAAGAGGCAGATTTAGTGCAGTTGAGATTAGAGATTTATTAAAACCCTTTGCTCCTAATGAACGTATGATTGTTTTAGAGATAAATGAAAAAGGTGACACTTGGGCTGGTGTAAGAGCAAATGATCCAGAAGAGAAAATGTTCACTTGGTTTAAAGATACTTGGAACAAAAATAAAAAATAGTAGCCACCTTACCCTTTAATAAATCTCAATAAGGGTTTAACGGTATTATAAATTAAAACCATATACCGCATTTTCAAAATGGTGTTAAAATTATATCGTACGATATAGTATGGGTTTAAGGTAACTACTATGACTAAATCAGTTAGAGCAAGAACAATGGATAAAGCATCATCAACTGTGCCAAGATTGAAGGATTTTGGTATTGAGCATGTGGCTACCTTAGATAATGTCTCAATGAATGTTGTTGCTATTGATTTTAAGGATGATGAGGCGACAAAAAGGTTGGTAATGCACAGTGCAAGGCGAATTATTAAGCAACATAAGGAAGAAATTCAAGAGCTTGCTTATAAATGAGCTTCATTAATGCAACCTTTGTAATTGCTGTGCATGATGAAATTTTAAATCAAACTGGTGTTGGTAGAGAAGGTTGTCATATAGACAGACTGGAAGGAGTGTTAAGTCGAATTGATCAACAGATGTTTTACAACAACATCAGTAATTTATTTGAGATAGCTTCATGGTATGGCATAGCTTTAGCAAAAGGTCATGCATTTGTTGATGGAAATAAAAGAACTGGTTTGGCTGTGATGTTAACCTTTCTTGAAATTCAAGGTGTATCTATTTTAACTGACACAGGTTTAGATGATTTGATGGTTGATATAGTTGAAAGTAATGATGAACATGAACTTCTCGCTAAACGGGTTTCAAATTTTCTAATAGCACTTTCCGAAATCTAGGAAATAGTTCTTCGCAAAAACCTCCTTAACATAGGAGGTTTTTTTATGGGTGAAATATGTCAATCAACACGATTTTAAATACAGCACTCGGTACCGTTGCTGCATCACCTTTAACTGAAATAGCGGGTTCACTTTTGCTTGCAGGCCGTGGTCGCACAATCATGGGGCTTTTTGCTGACGTAACTATCGAAGAAAAGCATAAAGATGAATTGGTAATTACTGAGCATCCGACTGAGGTTGGATCGCCTATGGCTGATCATGCTTAT